CCCAGATAATTACAGAGTTGATGACGATTCAGCAAAGCTGAAGGATCCTGCCGCAACTCTTTCTCAGGTCAAGAATGTCGTTAATGCTAAGGCTGCTAAAGCTGATGCAATGAAGAAAATGGCAGAGGAGTCTGAGGAAGATGAAGAGAACCTCATTGCCGAGGAGGAAGTTTCCGAAGCAATGGAAGAAGATGAGGATGAAGAGGAAGAAACCCCCAAGAAAAAGAAAAAGGGTGGAAAGGAAGAAGCAGAAGATGATGACGAAGATGAAATGAAGGAAGAGTTTGATATCGAAGAAGATGTCAATGCCCTTCTTGCTGGTGAGGATCTTTCTGAGGAATTCCAAGAGAAAGCACGTACCATCTTTGAGGCTGCAATCAGATCTAAGGTTGCAGAAATCAAAGAAGAACTGCAAGCAGCATATGAAGTTGCACTTGTAGAGGAAGTTCAAGAAATCAAAGCAGAACTTGTAGAGAGAGTTGATGCTTATCTTGAGTATGCTGCTGATGAGTGGGTTGATGAAAATGCACTCACAATTGAGCACGGTCTTAAGACTGAGATGACCGAATCATTCCTCCAAGGAATGAGAGGTCTTTTTGAAGATCATTATGTAACAATCCCTGAAGAAAGATATGATGTAATCGAGAGTATGGTAGATAAACTTGATGAAATGGAGACAAAACTCAACGAGCAAATTGAAAAAAATGTTGCTCTGAATAGAAGATTAGCCGAGTCAGTTACCGATGTAATTTTTGCTGAGGTTTCTGAGGGTCTTGCACTTTCTCAAAAGGACAAACTCGCTGCTCTTTCCGAAAATGTTGGGTTTGATGGTGAAGATAACTATCGTGAGAAACTGGTAACTCTGAGAGAATCTTATTTCCCAATCAGAACAACTGGTACTCAAAGAACCGTTTCTGAAAATCTTTCTGAAGAAATTGATTACGGCAACAACGTAATTGTTGAAGGCGTAATGGGCAGATATCTTCAGACGCTTCAGAGAGTTTCTAAAAAGTGATTTTTTAATTATAAAAATCAAACTAACAAACAACACTTTAAAGAGGAAAAACAAATGCAAGGGTTCAATGCAGAACATTTGCAGGAGAAATGGGCACCAATCCTTGACTATCAAGGAATGGATACGATCAGAGATTCTCATCGTAGAATGGTTACCGCAGTTCTCCTGGAAAACCAAGAAAGAGCACTCCGCGAAGAGCGTGAGTTCCTTTCAGAAACACCAATCACAAACTCAACTACCAGCAACTCTGGTAACGCCGGTTTCAGTGGTTCGGCATCTTCACCAGCAGCTGGTTTTGATCCAGTTCTAATTTCATTGATCAGACGTTCAATGCCCAACTTGGTCGCTTATGACCTAGCTGGCGTTCAACCAATGAACGGTCCTACTGGACTTATCTTCGCAATGCGTTCACGTTACAAGTCACAGACTGGTACTGAAGCATTCTTCAACGAAGCAGATACAGCATTCTCTGGTCAAAGCGCAGGATTAAACCAAACCAGTGGATTCGTTAACGGAGCTGTTGGTCTTGGTACTACTGCTCAGCAAGGCACCAACCCAAGTCTTCTTAACCCACAAGGTTCACAGGCATACAACACCTACAGCGTAGGCGAAGGTATGAGAACCGACGAGGCTGAATTCCTTGGTGGTGACACTGGCGCATTCAACGAAATGGCATTCTCAATCGAGAAAGTCACCGTTACTGCAAAGTCACGTGCTCTGAAAGCTGAGTATTCACTTGAGCTCGCTCAAGACCTTAAGGCAATCCACGGTCTGAATGCTGAAGCGGAATTGGCAAACATTCTCTCAACAGAGATTCTTGCTGAAATCAACCGCGAAGTTATTCGTAGCATCTATAAGGTTGCTGAGTCTGGTGCTCAGACTAACGTTGCTACTGCCGGTACTTTTGACCTTGACGTTGATTCCAATGGTCGTTGGTCAGTTGAGAAGTTCAAGGGACTTATCTTCCAAATCGAGCGCGATGCTAACGCAATCGCACAAAGAACTCGTAGAGGAAAGGGTAATATGATCCTCTGTTCTGCTGACGTTGCTTCGGCACTCACCATGGCAGGTGTTCTTGATTACACCCCAGCACTCAACGCTAATTTTAATGTTGATGACACTGGCAACACCTTCGCTGGTGTTCTTCAAGGCAAGTATAAGGTCTATATTGACCCATATGCGGCGAACGTTTCCAATAGTCAATACTATGTTGTTGGTTATAAGGGTTCTTCCCCCTATGATGCTGGTCTATTCTATTGCCCTTACGTTCCTCTCCAGATGGTTCGTGCAGTTGGTGAGAACACATTCCAGCCTAAAATCGGATTCAAGACCAGATACGGTCTTGTTGAGAATCCATTCTCACAAGGAACCACTGTTGGCAGCGGTACTCTTAGTACTAACACCAACCGTTACTACAGAAGAGTCCGTATTGAAAACCTTATGTGATCTCGATTCACATATCTTCTCAGACCTCCCACAAGGGGGTCTTTTTTTATCTAAATATTAAAAATGCCGTTTGTAATATACGGGAAACATTAATATGGCATCAAATCCACTTTCCAATCAAATTGGCAATAGAAATTTTTTATCTCCAGTAGGATTTAAATTTACTTTGGCAAGATATCCAAAGGTTTCATTTTTTGCCAATTCTGTCAGAATTCCAGAAATAAGTATGAGTCTGGCAATACAGCCAAACTACCTAAATGATATTCCAGTTCCAGGAACAGCAATGACATTTGGTGATTTTAATTTAAGATTTCTTGTTGATGAGGATATGGAAAATTATATGGCTATTCACAATTGGATTACTGCTCTTGGTGGATCAGGAAGTCTTAAGGAATATGGAGATCTTCTTAAAAGTGATGACGGAATAAGAGATACGAAAAAAGCATTCAGCGATGGTTCTCTTAGAGTTTTAAATAGTAACTATAGAGATGTTGCGGTTGTTAAATTTTTAGACCTTTGGCCATTGTCATTGACTTCATTGGAATTTACTGCAACCGATACCGATATCAATTATCTTACAGCAGAAGTCGTCTTCAAATACACAATCTATGATATACTGGATACACATAACAAACCACTTTACCCATTATCCCCTACATGAATCTTGATGAAATTCAGGAAATGTGGCAGAGAGATTCTGTCATTGATCCTGATAACCTACACGATGAATCACTAAAAATTCCTCAACTACACTCAAAATATTACACACTTTATAATACAATTACTCTTCTTCGTGAGAAAGCACGGGATACTTGTAACAGAGTTCGTCTAGAACGTTATAACTACTACACAGGAAAGGCACCAGCAGAGGTCTACGTAGAGGACCCATTTCCGTATAAGGTGAGGGAGAAGGACGCAATAGAGAGGTATATGAGTGCCGATGAAAGACTTTCTAAAATTGATTTGAAGATAAAATATTATGATATTATGCTTAAGTTCTTAGAAGAAATTATTAAGACAGTTTCTAATAGAACTTATCAAATAAAAAATGCTATCGAATGGCATAAATTTCAGGCAGGATTTAACTAAATAAAAATAAAATCTGATGAAGACTTTTCAAGAATTTATTTTAGAAGGACAGTCGAGAGAAGATGCTGAAAAAAAACGTTTAGCAAAGAATAATCCAGATGAGTGGCGGGTTAGGAATACTGGGGGTGATGCGTGGACTACTAAAAGAAAATCATCAATATCTGGACAAGGAAGAACTAGAGGTGGCAGTGCTAAAGATCAAACTGATCCCAACGTAAAACCGAACGATTATAAGGATAAAGTTTCTAAGATCACAACAAAAGGTAAAGAAGCACATCATAAAGTTCCTCTAACTAGAGCAAAAGAACTATTTAAAAATAAAAGTCCAGAAGAACGGGAAGAAATAAGAACAAGACATTCAAAAGTTGGCGTTCATTTTGGAAATGACCCCAAAAATTTAGTAGGTCTTTCCCCAGAGAGACATAGAGGTGCTGGAGGAGCTCATAGGGAGTATGATGCTATGGACAAGGGCATAAAAAAGGCAGGACAAGAACCAAGTAAAGTTTTTAGTGCAATTAAAAAACTGAGAAGTATATAATAATACCTAATAAATACCTATAACTGATATTTTATGAATGAGTCATTTGATTATATCAAAAAAAAACGAAGTATATCTGCATATCAAAGCAGAACCTCACGTTTATTATGAACTATCAGATCAATTCACATTTGAGGTTCCTAATGCAAAGTTCAGTCCTCAGTACAAAAACAAGTACTGGGACGGAAAGATTCGATTGTTTAATACACAAACGGGTGAGATTTATATTGGTCTTTTAGACAGAATTATCAGGTTCTGTGAGGATCACGAATACACATATGAATTTGCAGATAATAAGTTCTATGGACTTCCCTTTGAGATAAATGACGGCATCTCAAAGGAAGGTGTGAAAGATTATATGACGGCTATTAGTAGACACGCCCCACGCGATTACCAAGTTGAGGGAGTATACGACGCTTTGCGACATAATCGAAAATTATTGATATCTCCAACTGCTTCTGGAAAGTCATTGATGATATATTCTGCTGTAAGATATTACGTTGAGAAACAGCAAAATATTCTGATAGTTGTTCCAACGACATCCCTTGTAGAGCAGATGTATAAAGATTTTGAAGATTATGGATGGGATGTTGGTTCATTTTGCCACAAGATCTACGCAGGAAAGGAAAGAGAAACTGATTCTCAAGTCATTATTACTACCTGGCAAAGCAT